TCAGGCAGCTGCGGCAGCCTCAAGCAGCATTGATTCGAGCGCGACTAGATCCTCGCCCTTCAGGGCGGTTTCGAACGCAGCGAAAGCATTGGTCGACATTGGTCGCGTGGAAATGGCCAACCCAGTGCCAGAGCGCCGCATGCCACCAAGCATAAGTTCCTTGTGCATGCTCACCGTTTTGATGGCTGCGACAGTGCTGGAGTACATTTCGGCGCCGTTATAGCGGATGCTGAGTTTTCCCGCAGCGCGGTCGAATATGAGCACGACTGCGGTCAACTTGTCGGCCGCAAGCTTTACCGGCCAGGTGCCCGAGACGGAAGATGCGATGCTGATCGACCCGAACACCCAGCTAGTCTGCCCGGTAGGTGACACGTCGGAGTAAACGCCCCACGGAGCCGGAACGGACGTGTTCAACTCGGTTTCGGTGATGCTGCCGAAGGTGAGGTCGAGGCCGCAAACGCAACCCACCGTGAAAGATCCCGACGTGTCGAACGGCATGTTCAAGGTATTCGCCAGGGCATTGATCTTGTAGCCCTTCTTGCCGTTCACCATTGTGACGAAGTTGGCTCCTGGCTGCGCCACGCCGTAGGTTGGAATGACGCCGTCAGTTACGCGATCGAGGACGGAGCCCGAATCGACGTCCCAATCGAACAGGCCAGGCCAGTGCTTGAGCCCTGCGATGTTGGCGACGTTGATTTCAGCCTCGGACACGTCGAGTTTAGGCAGCCCGGGCACCGAGGCGGAGCCTGGGAAGGTCAGAATAGAGCGAGGCATATTTTCAAATCTCCAGATTGATCGAGAAAGCGCAAAGCCAGTTGTAGAGAGGCGTCATGTCATAGCGCGAGAAGTCGCGAAGGTCGGTATCGCGGACACAGCCGCGGCGGCCGTTTCCGTTTTGAGGTGTGTTCAGCGTGGGCTGCAAGGCATAAGTGAGGACCGTGCCGGCGGCAATGGCTGCGGTCGCGGTGATCACGATCGAAACACCGTCAGCGCCTATTGCTACGGTGCTGATGGATCCCGCCGACAGCTGGAAACCGAAGTTGCCTGGGTCGCTAACGATGGCTGTGTCGATTACCAACTTCCCAATCGGGCCAGGCGTACCGGAATTGCCATTCGGCAGGTTGTTCAGCAGAAGCGTAATCGTCGATCCCGATACAGCCGCCGACATGACCCTTAGGGGCTGCCATTTGCCGGTGACCTGGGTCAGGCGCTCGGCGCGGGCCTCTAGCTCGCCCATCTTGACGTAGCCAGGGCCGAGCATGTGGTAAGTGTCGAAGTACGGGTAGGCGTACTTCGGACCGACCATGACGATGTTCGGGTTCTCGATGTGAGCCTGCAGCTGGGCCAACGGAATCTGCGGAATGGTCCCAGGGTCACCGGTGAGCATCTGCGAGATGAACGCTACCGGCGGTACAGCCTGTCCCGTTGCCGCAACGATATCGCTGCGGTAATCGCTCACCCACTCGGCCATCATCGCCACATACTCGGCCTGGGTGGTGTTGCTCTGACTTTCACCGTGCACGATCGAGATGCTCGGGACCACATAGTCGAGGCCCATGCTCTCGGCAATCGCTTTGGCAGTGGTTACCTGTGACATGGCATTGGTGTAGGTAGCGGTGCCCTTCTTGATGCCGGCATATGCAGTGCCGCCGAGGGCAGAGATGCTGTACAGCATTTCAGGCGACACAGAGCTCGTGCGCTCGTGCCATTTGCGCATCGCCAGCATGTACGAGGTTGCGGGCGTTTCACCCAGCACGCCGGCCACATACTCGCGCACAGGCTCAAATGCTGTGGTGCCCTCCCATGCAGACGGCCTGGGGCCGCCGGCAAGGGTCCACAGCTTATCTGCATACCCAGCCGGAGACTTCGGCGAGACCAGGTTGCCCCGGATCCCCTGAATGACAAATTCACCATTGGGGTCTGGCACGATGCCGCGGGAGCCCAGGGCGAGGCTCTGCCCGGTCGACAACTTGTGCAGCAGGACCTTACCGTCGCGGAATAGGCGGCCATCACGCATGATCGTATGCGGCTGGAGTGTGCCCCCCGATGACTTGAGCGCCCTTACCATATCGAACGCAACTGCCTGGGCCGCAATCCACGTGCCTGCCTGAGTAAGTTGCGAAGCACTCAGAGAGTCGTAGGCCCACACTTGCCCATCTGTGATCAGCGCGAATCGTTTGGGTGGAAGCGGCAGGCTTTGCTCACTGATGAGCTTGGTGTCGTAGGTTATTTCTGGCGTTTCTACGTCCTCAGCTCCTCCAGTCTTCAGCATCACGGATTCGCCAGACACCAGTACTACAGGCTCGGGATAAGCTCGGCTACGTGGCCGCAGCAAGGACCGCAACGTCGGGATAGGGGTTCTGCCGAGGACTGGCACGGTACCCTTGGTTTTGGATGGGCCTCGCGGCACCTTCTTGTGCACACCGAACAGCATTTGAGCTCCTGCCGCACCAAAAATGAGAGGTTCGTCGCCACTGACCTTGCCGCGCGGGCGTTTTTTGACGCTGACTTGCTTGCGGAGCGCCTCGACGCTGGTGCTCAGTGCTGGCTGCGGGCTGGGCTTGAACCATGCAGGCGGAATAGCCGTAGCGTCCCACTGGTAGAAGCCGTTCAGGGATGCAGTAGGATCGGACTGAACCCAGGCGAGAAGACCGTCGTACTTCGGCGTGTAGGCAAGCATTTCGGCGTAGCTGTCGAAAGCTTTGTTGCCGATGTCCTCGCCAAGGTTGGCGGCTGTCTCCTCCATCTGAGACTTGGCAGCAGCCTCGGCAGCGTCCACGGCAGCCACGGACGCCTCGATGTCCTCGATCCCCGCATCTCGCGATGCATTCACCGCGTCTTTGGCAGCAGCAACCGTCGGATCAATCTGCGCTTTCGCGTTGATTACGAGGTTGTGAAAGGCCTGCGGCGCCCACCTTGGCTGACCGAATCGGTCATAAACGATCTCGTCGCTACCCGTCATGTATTTGTCGAAAATCGACGAGTTATCGAACAAGTCCCGCGGATCGCTCGAGCCGAGTGGGTTGTTGGTGTTGTAAGCCATGTTTTCTCCGGGCACAAAAAAGCCCGCGCTGGGCGGGCATGCTCGTCAGGGTCCGGTCAGGCCGGCGGGAATTGGTCGTCGTAGATGTAAACGCGAGCGTCGTAGGGCATGCCCTTCATCGCCACGTTGCCGTTGGCTGGGTCTGAACTGGTGATCAGCGTCGGGTAGGCCCAGCGCGAGGCTGGGCCGAACAGGATGTGCGGCGGCTCAAGCGGGCCATCCACAACTGGTGTGAAGTCCAATGCTGCAACCATCGCGGTATAGTCATCGACTCGAACCGCATCCCACGGGCCAGAGAGCGTCCCATCGAGGCGGCGGACACCAATCAGATTCTGCTCTGTAAAGGACCAGTCCAGTGGCTCTGAGCTGTGCAGAAGGGTTTCCGACCCGGTTACCGAGAAGTCCAGCAGGATCGCGCTCTGGCAACGCTTAGGCGCGTCATCTGCAACGGCTGCGAAACTCAGGTAGCCGCTGTTGCTGCCGTCCATTTCGGTTTCCCAGGTGTAGATGTCCGTCCGAAACTTCTGGTGGCCACGCCGGCGCATTCCGACCCGCCATGCCCTGGCCCTGTCACTGACTCCAGGCATCTTGATCTTCTCGACCTTGGTGCCGAGGTCGCCTGGCCAGCGGCACTCAACCGTTTCCCACGCCCAGGTGGTGCGAGAGAAGAACTCCACATCCACCCCGTCGAAGTCGTTGATCGACGGCATGGCGCCGCTGATCTTCAGCATCTTGGTCATGTTCTGTGGCGAGTAGGTCTGGGTTTTCGGGCCGTAGGTCACATCGAACGCTGCCCGAGCACTGTCCCGAACCGGGCGCAGCAGGCCACGGAAAGTCACCAGCTCGCCGAACCCACACGCCAGCGCGTTGTTGATCATGTCCTTGACGGTGATCGTCGAATCCAGCGTTTCGTCGTAGGTGTCGCCGCGGGCTACGCAAATATCGTGGAAGGCCTGCCACTCTGGCAGATCAAGGTCGTCGCCCGTGTACCCGCGCTGCTTCAACTGATAAAGGCACCACGGCACGATGTCTCGGCTTGGCCCGGTGCCGCCCTCCATCAGCGGCAGGATGCGGGTTACCTCGGCACTGACCTGGCTCTCCGACTGCGCCGAAAGGCGGTCACCGCCCCTAATGTTGCAGGTCATGACTGTCAGACCTGGGTAGCTCGTAGGGGAATTTAGCATCCGGCCGCGCAGGTCCGTCCATGTGGCGTCATCCCTGGCTTCGTCATTGACGCGCCCCGGTCGATCTTTATACAGCTTTCGTACCCTGGCTTCGGCGCGCATTGGATACGGAAGCGCAACCCGCCCGGTGAACCCCTGAGCATCCAGGCTTCCTCCAGAGTTCGCCCGCTCGAGAACAGTCCAGGCCCCAGCCACATTCATGTCGCGGTATTCAAATACGTAGTAGGTATTTATCTCGTAGATTTGCCCCTCCCGCCCGATACCGGCCAGTCCGTTGGCGTAGGTTACCGTCCATTCAAGCTCGGTAACCTGCTCGTTCTCTGGGCAGCAGGCGAATGGCCCGCGGTAGCCACCCTGCAGGTTCGAAGCGTCCAATGTAATCAGGCCGCTCACCGTCTGCATGGCGTTGAAGCCAGGCCATCCCGCATCGGTCGAGCCAGACGAGGTCAGACGCTCCACCTCGAGCAGGCTGGTGCTGAAGGCGGTGATCCGGTAACGCAGCCCGCGCGGGCCGATGGTTGCCAGCCCCTGCCCCAGCGCCAAGCCGACCACTGGCGAACCACCGTCATAATCCAGCGTCATTTCCGCTGGCTGCTCTGGAGTGCCACTGGTAGTTGCTGTGCCGGTGACACCTACCGGGGAGGAGCCGAGGATGGTTGAAGCACCGGTGGCAGAGATGGCCTGGCCACTAAACGGTGTCAATTCCACGAAACGCAACCGACCACTGCTCTGCTGAGCCTCGAACGGCAATCCGCTGAGCTGAGTGTTCAGCGCTGCTACCAGGCCGGTCAGATCGGTTGTGGCCGTGTTCAGCGTGACGGGATAGGTAGAGCTGCCGCGCACCAGGTTGAACGTGAGCGGCGTGACGTTGAAGTCGTAGCGAGTTGGCGCCGCCGATCCGGTACGCGTCGATGCTGTGCCAGGGTTGGCCGGTACCGCCGGTGTGTATGGGGTGTAGCTGTGCACCACGTACAAGCCGGCGTTCGCCCCGGCTACCTCGATGAGCATGCCCGCCGTAGGGTTCAACATTTCCAGCGGACCGCGGATGATGTCGCGTCCGGCACCTCCGTCGATCACCGTGTAGGTGTATGGCGAGAGCACGCGGATGATGATCCCGTTCGACCAGTCGGCCGGGAACTGGCCGGAACCGGCCGGCACGCTGATCGTGTCGCCAACGAACTGGTACGCCGATGCCGTGGCCGACCTGGTGAGGTCGGTGGCCATGGTCAGCTCCAGGCCGGCCGACCCACTGGAGCTTGCCCCGACCTCGGGCACGTTGAACCAGTTGATGTGCGCGGGATCGGCCGAAAGGTCAGCGCCTGGCGGGTAGATGGTGAAGGTCGCGTCTGACCCCAGGGAGATCAGCGGGGTCTCACCCACCTTGACCTTGGCCAGCGGGACGTCGTACTCGCCCTCGCCGATATACAGGAGCATTTCCACGCGCTGGTCACGCGGTGCGAGATGCGCCCGGCGGGGCTGGGTCAGGTAGGACGGATAGACCCGCTGGTGCCCTGCGATCTGGCGCACCGGCTCGCCCAGCTTGACCTTGTTGCCCTTGGCGCTGGCTTCGGTCAGGGGGTCGCCCTGCTGAGTGCCGGCGCTGGATGGCATGCCGGGCATCTTGGGCATAACCAGCTTGGCGAATGCCTTCACCCCAGCAAAAAGGGTGAACCCCATGAAGGCCTGCTCCAGACCTTTCGGCTCCCGATAGATCTGCAACAAGTCGACAGGCTTGAATTTCACCTTGTGCCACAGGTGCTGCTCGATCACCTCATCGTTCAGTACCACGCTGATTGGCGGGCTCTCGCGGCGCTCATACGAAGGCGCCAAAGATTTCAGCCACTCTTCGATGGTGATTCGGCGGTCGGTCTTCCACATGCCCATTGGAGCAGTGTTAGACATCTTGTTCGGATAGAACTCGACGGTCATCGGTAGTACACCACCCTGGGATATGCGGCTTCAAAGTCGCCAGTTGTCCGGAGGCAGGCGCCGCCGGGGTTTGTGTCCAGCACCTTCAGCCGTCCTTCGCTCAGGAGGACCGTGCCGACATGCAGAAGCGCGTTCCCACGCAGCACTGCGGCAATGGCTCCAGGCTCCGGAGCGCATTCCTCCATCGCCTGACGGAGGCTGCGATAGGCCTTGGTGTTTTCTCGGATCTTGTCCTTGCCAACCGCTCCCAAGGATGGGAGCCATGGCAGACCGAACAAGTCGTGACGGATCGCCCGGCACAGCCCCCAGCAATCGAAGGCAATAGGCCCCCGTGCACCCTCGCGATACGGGGCGCGCATGAATTTCTCGATCATGGTCAGATGTACTTCAGGCCAGGTGCAAGAGAGGTGGTCAGCACGGTGCGCAGACCGTTGGTGTTGAGCAGGTCGAAGAAGCCAGCGGTGAGCTTCGCCACGTCGTCTTCATATTCACGACTGAGCAGCGTCATGCGGTACCGCTCTTGCGGGAAAGACAGGTCCTCGGCCAGATAGCGCCGGAAGGTGATGATGAAGCGCTTGTCGGCAGCCTTCGCCGCCTCCACCACCTCCTGCACCTCGCCTGTGACGTTGTCCAAGCCCAGCACCAGGTTCTGGAACGCGCTGTTGTCGTTCTTCGGCAGGGCCAGGTCCATGGCCATCGCGATGAAGGTCAGTGTGCGACCGTCCTCGGTGGTGCACACCCGGTCTTCCCAGCCAGAGCAGTAGAGGTGGGAGGTAGTTCCGCCCTCCTCTCGCGCCTCGATGGTGTCGACCAGCTCGCCTCTGCCCGAGGCATAACACTCCTCAATCAGGCTCATGCTTCAGGCCACTCCCTGTTGATTGCCAAGTCGATGATGTCTTTGTTGAGCCAGAACTGCGGGAACTGCTCCCACGGCGCTGGAATCAGCGGGCGTTCCTTCAGCTGCACCGCCGCCGAGTACCGCCAGCGGGTTATCTGCGTCAGGTCGGGCCCTGCAGGGATGCTCTTGAAGTGGGCCTGGTAGGTCGTGAATCCAGCTGGCGTCTGCAGCTGGATCTCGAACCATTCCATCCCGTTGTTGATGGTCCGCGCGTACCAGGCTTCGAACAGGCCTGCCTCGGCCTGGCTGAAGTTGAAGTTGAACCGCACTTCGGTCGGGACGTAGCGGTGTCGAATCCGGTACCGCGTCCGCCCGGTAACCATTGGCGTCGCCCGCATCGGATCAACCGTGCTCAGGCCATACCCCTCCTGCAGAGGAAGTGGCAATTCTGCCGGGTATTGAATCATTGCCATTCCTCAGCTGAGGTTTGCGTTTAGGTGAGAGGGCTGAGGCCCAGCGCTTCCTCGATGCGTGCCATTCGTCTTTGCTGCAGAAGCTCTTTCTCGTCAGGCGGTGCGACAGGCTCAGGCACAGCTGCGCCCGGCCCGTCGTCGGCCTCTTCGGTTTCGGTGGTCATGGTCTGCTCTTAGGCTGGGTTTCGAGAGAATGCGGCATGAGCTGAATAGCGCCCATAAAAAAGCCCCGATTGACGGGGCTTCTGTTTAATCCCTGGTCATCAGCTGACCAAGGCTGTAGCCGGTGATTTGGCTAATTCGCCCGCGCCACGCCGGACCGTTATGCTTTGACGATGGAATCTGTCCGGACGGGCTCCAGAACTTCGCATCAAGCAGATGAATGTATGCCGTGTTATGCGCTGGGCTATCGGAAGGCTCGTAGTAAGCGCCTCCCATCTCACGGAAGAATTTACGCGTGGCTTCTTTGCCTTCTTCTTTGACGCCTTTCACAATTTCCTCTGTGTAGGCGTCAAAGAACTTACTACCGGAAACAAGCATGCCGGAAATCAGGCCTCCACCAACCCAAAGGGTTATAGGGATAGCGAAATCCTGCGTGCGGTTGGCATGAGTCACCAGGTGCTGCAGCAGCCAATCCCGGTCAATACTGTCCGAAATTGGCTCTAGAGGGGCAAGCTTTGAAGATTCCTGTTCCATGTGAAAACCTCAATGAAGGATTTTCCAGTCTAACCATCTGAAATGGCCATATGCCACTCAGAAATAATCAGTATGGATTCCTCTTCCATCCATATGCTGCCTCGCCCGCATCAACGACGGGGCCGTACCCAGCGGCAAACTCGTCAGCGATCTGCTCCTTGACGGCCTGTACGAGCACCCTCAGGCGCCCGTCCGGATCGGTCCTGGTCTCCACCTGACTCTGGCTGTAGTTTTCAATGGTGACCTGATGGATTACTTGGCTGGTCTGCGCTCCGCCGCCCTGCGCCGAAGACTGCGTCGAAACTACCGAACCGCCACTACCAGCTACCGAAACCCGCTCTCCAGCGTTGATTGCCTCAAGGAGAGCCCGATTGCGCTTCGTGCCTTCAGCGTTAACCACAAATTCCTGTCCGTGCACCACCCCAGCGACCTGCTTACGCCCGCCGCCACCGGTGTAGCCGCCAGACTCGAAGCCCTTGATCAGCGCGAACGCAGCCAGAAGCGCTGTGCCGCCAACCACAGCGGCCGCACCAAAGGATCCGATGGAGGCAACCAGAGCTGCTGGCAGCCATGCCGCCAAGGTGGTGCCAGCTGCAGCTGTTTGCGCCGCCGTAGTGGTCGCGGTTGAAGCAAGGCTGGAAGCGGTGGCCACGCCATCTGCAGCGACCTTGGCAGTGGCCACGGCGGCCGCGCCAGATGTCTCTGCCGCCGTCACCGCGCCTACCTGGGCGATCTGCTGGGCTGCTACCGCCGCCGACGTCTGCCCAAAAACCACCTGCATTGCTTGGTTCACTGCCCATTGAGCGGCCATCTGGCCGAGCGAGTTGATGACGCTGCCGAACAAGCTGCGGGTGATATTCGAGACCGATTCGCCGAAGGTCTGGCCATCCAGGGCCATGCTCTCGAAAGCACTGCCGACACTTGACTGGATGCTACCGAACGCACCGCTGAACAAGGCCTGAGTTTGCCCGGCCACGTTTGCTGCGCTCACCTGGAAGTTGGCCAAGGCCGCATTCCACCCATTGAGCGGGCTGGAGATAGCTGCATCGTACTGGGCGAAGCCGGTTTGCAGGGCCGCCAGGCGCTGGGGCAGGTACTCCTGCTCGAGGTCGATCTGCGCCTGCAACTCTTGCCGCTGCTTCTCCGTCGTGGCGTTGGCAAGTTCGGTGCGCAGTTGCAATATTCGGTCGTTGGTCTGCTGCTCCAGCTGCACGCGCTGCTGCATGCGCTGCGTTTGCTGATCGCCCATGCCGACGCCGGCTGCCGCGATGCTGTATTCGCTGCGCTGCCCGGCCAGCTGCCGCTCAAGCTGCGCCCGGTATTGCTCGGCTTGGGTCAGGCCTTGGGCGCCCTTGATGGCAGCGGCATAGTTCAGCGAGGCCTGGGCCAGCGCCTTGCCGTACTCTTCCTGGCTGATCTTGCCCTTGCTCAGCGCCAAGTCCAGCTGCCCCTGTTCCTTGGTCAGCGCCCTGGCTGCCTGTGCCGCCGGATCGTACTGGCCATACAGCCGAGCGAAGGTGTTCTGAGCCTCGGCGACGCCTTGATTGACGTTCTTCGGCGCGTTCTTCTTCGCCTCGCGGGCCTTGATGTCCGCGATTTCCTGCTCAATGTTCTTGCGGGCAGTGGCGTACTTTGCTTCCTCTGCGGCAGTGAACACTCCGGCCGCAACAGCTTTCGCCTTGGCTTTGTCGAGATCCGAGAGGTCTTTGTTCAGTCGTTGAGTCTGGGTCAGCGCGCTCTTGTAGCTGGCGTCCAGCGCGTCGAGACCCTTGCGTCCCTCTTCCTGAACACGTCGGCGCTTCTCTTCCTCTTCCAGGGTTTTCTGGTTGAGGCTGAGGATTTCTTTCTTCGCGGCGAGCTCTTTTTCGATTTCGGCTATGCGGGACCTGGTTGTGTCGTCCTCATACCCGGTATTGAGCAAGCTGTTCCGATAGGCCAGTTCCTGTTGAAGCCGCTTAATAGCCGACTGCTCGCTCTCAACGCTTTTCCGACCAATGCTGGCGAACGCATCAAGCACCTCGTTGGTGGCATCCTTGATGTTCAGCCATCCGCGCTCAATGCTTCCGAGGTTTTCGCGGATCTTCGAGGTTCGTTGCCCCATTGCCTCTGCATAGGTACGCTCCGCCAGATCAGCAGCGCCAACAGCATTGCCCTGGTCAGACAAGGCCTTGATCTGCGCATACACAGAAGCGGTCAGGAACCGGTATTTCTCATCCAGCTCAACGATGCCGGCGACAGGATCTTTGCCAAGCTTGATGAACTCAGCAACGGTTTCCTCTATCGCCTTGCCCGTGACGCGCTGCATCTCCACAGCTGTCGTCGTGATCAGCTTGAAGTTTCCAGTCGTGTTCTCGCCGGCAGCAGTTAGCTGGGCCAGTGCGCCTGCCGCTTGTCCAAACGTGCCCGTCACCTGGTCTGCCGACTCTGCAAGGCTGATCAGTTGCGCTTCGGATGCCTTCGAGAAGTTACCGGTCAGGATCAGGCTGTTGCGCAGAGCGTCGGACTGCTCAGAGCCTTTGTAGTAGGCCAGGGCAAGCGCACCAGCGGCAGCCGCCGCTACGGTGAATGGGTTAACCAAGCCGAGCACATAGCCGCCCAGGGCCTTGGCGGCAGGCCCGATGCCGCCGAACATGTCTTTGAGCTGGCCGCCCTGCTGCAGGAATACGGTCAGCGGGGCTTGGCCGCCCTGAAGGCTGACGGCAATGTCAGTGAACTGCGCTGGCACGCCGCGCAACGCCGCCTGATAGGCTTTTGCCGACATGCCGGCCTTGTTCATACCTTCCGAGGCCTGGCCGATGCCTTCGCGCATATCGTTGATGCGCTGGGTGTACTCGACGAACGTGTCGCTCTCGACGATGCCAGCCTTCTTGTACTTCGCCAGCTTCTCCTGCATGTCGTCCAGGCGGCCCAGCGCGGCAACCGTAGGGTTGATCTGGCCAAGCAGTTGCGAAAGCTCTTTGCGCTGATCTTCAAGGCTGCTGCTTACGCCATCGGCGGATGATGCGGCCGAGTCGCCGGCGCGCTCCATGCGCTCAAGGGACCCGCTCAGGTCATCCGCATTGCGCTTTGCGCCCCGCGAGTCGATCGTTACCGCAAGGCGTGATTCCTGCGCCATACCTTTCTCCGGGGGTTAAAAAACCCGCCGAAGCGGGTTCTGTTATTTCATTGGCTCAATGATGTTTTGGTAACACTCTGCGTATGCTGCGTTTCTGAACTCGGAAACGTACTTTTCCTTTCCGGCAGAGCTTGTGGCCACTGGCAAGGCATAGGCCTTAACCACCATTGCGTCAGAAAACTTGCTCTGGTCACCTACAGATGCCATGGCATCCTCCAGAAGCTCGCCATCCTGGCGCGCCTCCATTGCCTTACCGGCCATAGCCGATATTTTTTTGCAGGTTTCGACTCCGCTCGCAGCGAGAGCAGGCAAAGGCATGCAGACAAGGGCGGCGATCAATAGCGTTCGATTCATGGCTTCCTCCATAAAGATGGCCAGAATCTAACACAGTGGCGCTCAGGTCACCGCTTCCTCGCCTTGCCCTTCCCTTCAGATTCCGCTCTGGCCTTCTCCTCCTGCTCGTCCCAGCTTTTCCGGAACTGGTCATCCAGCGCGAAGACTGCGGCGTCGAGCTCTTCGCGGCATATCGCCGTGGGGTACCGGTCTAGATAATCGGTAATGGCCGATGGGGAGATAGGCGCCGGAGCACCTACCATGCCGACATACCGCCTGGACCGACTGATGTAGGCGTAGGCCTCCAAGATTTCTGCGGTAACACCATCGATCTCTGGCGGCTCCTGCACCTTCAAACCAAGGCGCTCATGCTTCCAGCGCTTCTTCTCGTTCTCAGGTCCGGCCCACTCCCTGCCCCACAGGTATGCCGCGACTACTTTTCCACCGTAGCTGCGGCCTTCTCCTCGACGCGGCGAGCGATGTCGGTGCCGGTGCGCAGGGCTAGGAAGTAGACACTGTTCATCTGCTTGATCAGCTGGATGCAAAGCTCGGGAGTGTATGGGACTGGCTCGCCAGGGCGCTCTTCGACGTCTACGCCCTTCCAGTCCTTGATCAGGTGCTTGGCAGCCAACTCGATGAACAGGTCGTCATCGGTCTCAAGCTCTACATCAGGGATGTCGGACAGGCTGAATTCGGAGGTGCCGACGCGGGCTTGCTGATTGATCAGTGCAAGGTGGCGATTGATCAAGGCCTGGTGTGACTTGTAGATCGGACTGGCAATGGAGCCGACCAGAATTTCGGCGCCCGGGGCGAACTCAACCCAGCGCTGACCATTGAGGTCCAGCTCAGGCTTCTTTGCAATGGTGATGCCCATGGTATTCCTCTGCGGTAAAAGGCCCGACGCACACCGCAGGGCGCGCCGGGCAAAGGGTTAAGCGGTGACGGTGACAGCGCAGGTGTCGGTCTTGGTGCCGTCTGCAGCGCTGGTGGCCGTGATGGTTGCGGTGCCTGCGGCCAGGGCGGTCACCAGGCCGGTTTCGCTCACAGTGACGATGCCCGGGGCCGAACTGGTCCAGGCTACCTGCTGGCTGGCACCTGCCGGGGTGACCACCACTTCCAGGTCGCCGGTATCGCCAACTTCCAGGCTCAGGGTGGCCGGGGTGACATCCACGGCAGCCACGACGATAGGCGCAGGCAGTCGGGTGATAACCGGCGGCACGCGGCGGGCGGTGTAGTTCAGTTCCACCTGGATGATGTCGGTCGAGCCGCCATCAGGCCAATCAGCGGTGACCTCCATCTCCGGGATCAGGATGTTGTAGCCGCCGTCAGCGTTGCCGATGGTGAACTCGAGGCTGATCGCATCGTTGGTCTTCTGCGCCTTCCACAGTTCGTAGGCCATCTTCGACCAGCTGATGGTGATCGCGCCTGACGGGGTGAAGGTGGTGGCAATGATGTTCCCCGGGTACGGGTTGCCATTGCCGATGCAGCGCTGGGTCTGCACGTTGTTGTCGAACTGCAGGTTGAAGCTGTCGACGCAGGCGTTGTCTTCACCCACCTGAACGCCGTTGATACGCAGGCCGCTGATGTCCTTGAAGCTGAAGCGCCGCTGGCTGGCCTCGGGCTGGGCGTTGACGATGAACGACGTGTTGTCGCCCTTGTCATCCCAGGCGCGGGCGGCCATGGTCATGGTGACCGTGACTTCGTTGTCGCCCGGGAAATCGAAGTTCATGGTGGCGACTTGCACGCCGCGGGCAATGGCCGAAACACCGATATCGGTCGCGTAGGATGCGATCGAGAAAGTGATGCGGTCGTCGCCCATGGTCAGGACGTTGCCGGCCCAGTCCTTGCCGAAGCAGGAGGCCATGAAATCGTCCAGTGCGCCAAAGCGCCATTTGGTTTCGATATCGCCGCCCACGTCCACGGTGGTTTGGGCAGTACCCTGTGACATGCGGGTGAAGCCGATTTCGTTGTTCTCTTCCGAGTTGAAGGTCGGCATCAGGCCATTGCTGATGCGGGTCAGCACCTTCCAGTCACCGGCCGGTGTCACGCCGGGGGTTACTTCTTTGATCCAGGCAAGCTGGACCTTAGCGCCCGAACTCATCGGTGCCTCCTTAGATCGTAGTGATCCGGGGAGGCGTGGCGACCAGAGGGGCCTTTCGGCGTGTCTGGTCAGCGTGCCCGGTGAATCTGGGTGATTAGCTGAATGTTATTTGGGTCGTAGCACCGGCCTTATTGGCTGGCCTGACCTGAAGGTCGAGCTGCACATCGACTTGGCCTATCAAGCATTCGACTCGGCCGTCCATGTAGTTCTGGGATATCGTCTGGATATCGAGCTCTCGAATGGCAACTCCCGTTTTAGTCCTGAACTCGAACATCATTCGCTCAAGGGCCTTGGCAACACCCTCTGCAAAATCCACGCGCGCTGCTGCCAGTTCTTCAATGGTCATTACCGACCTCCTTCGCCGAAAGCCAGCGCTCCCAGGCGGCAAGCGCAGCCTTAGCCGCGCGGATCAAGCTGCGATGCAGCTCCACGGTTGTCTTGGACATGCTTGCCTCTCAATAGGCGCGATAGGGTATGGAAACGTTGACCTGGTACCACCCATGGCCGTCGTCGCCGATCGTGCTGGCCGAGACCGCATAACAGTCGAATGGCCCGGTAGGGTCGCTGTAGAACTCAAAGTGCTGCACCAGCGTGTCGGCGGCCTTGGTGATGGCCAGGGTGCCCTTGTAGCTGGGCACGAACAGCTGAATCATGATGATGCCGGTGCGGCGCACGCAGGGGCCGATACCGGTCTCTGGCGCGCTGGATGGCCCTGGCACATCTGCCAGCCTTGCCCAGATTGGCTTGCCGGCGGGGTTGAATGGACCCCGCTGGTTGTTCGGGTAGTCGACTGCGTCAGCGGGAATTCCCGCCCACTGCGTCATGCGGCCAGTGACGATGGCCCGGATCTGTTCGAAGGTCATTTGTCGTAGGCCTGTGTCACACCGTAGAAGGCGATACCGTAGATACCCGCGGGGGCTTGCCGTGAGTGGCCATCCTCGAGCGCGCCGGCGTACACCAAGTTGTTCTGGATGTAGGTGACAGTGTAAGGCTCAAGCCCAGACAGCACGCCCTCACCCTTCGCGACCGTCTCCCGACCGCTCTTGTCGTAGGCATCAAGGGAGTAGTAGACCGGCGAGCCGATGCTGACGATGTTGTTGGCCAGGAATCGCCCAGTATCCACTGGGGCCCGCAGTACGATCTCACCCAGCATTGCCAAGGTAATCGACCGGTGCCGCTCTGCCAGGGCATCTTCCACCAACCCGATGAACGCGGATGGCGGCACGCTCCATGCGCGCCCCCCTCTCTGCTTCGCCATCACGCCTTCCTCAGCTGCAGGTCATGGTGCACGCCCGCAGGGTCGCCACCTACACGCACAACGCGATATCCCTTGGCGGGCATGCCGAGGATGCCAACGTTGTCGGTCGTCTCCACGAGGTGGCCGATGTCGGGCCGGCCGGCCACCTCGTTGGTGAGTGCGATCAGCTGGATGTCGCCGAACTTGATGTTCAGCCCGTCCACGCGCTTCTCATCGTACTCATGGAACACGCCGCGCCCGGAGTAGATCACGGGCTGCGCCGTGGTTTCCTCGGTCACAGGGTCTACGACTCCAGGCCCCAGGTACTCGCCAGTGAAGGCGGTTACCGATTCGGCGAAGACGTCATCAAAGAGCTCCCCGAAGATTTCCTGCATCTCGTCGCGCATAGTTCGCCCTTATGGTGTACCGGGCCTGGCACCGGCAGTTCGCTGTTTCATCCCATCCGGCGCCGAGCCCTCGGTCGCCCGGGTAGCGCAGCAGCGCGCCAGAGTTTGTGCTGAATGGATCGCCCAGCGCTCGGGCCTGACCCTGCATGCCGGCGTGGCTATTGCGCACCTTCTCGTCTCGCCTGGTCTCCCAGTCCTTGACGATCGCCTCGCGTGGAAGCCCGCGCTCCACCAACTGCTCGTAGACGCGGTCTCGCCCTGCGCTGAACGACTCCAGGGCCTCGGTCCGGGCGATCATCTGCGCATGCGTTTGGAGCAAGCGGTCGGCATAGCGCCCGGCAATCCGATCGGCGTCGGCCTGGGCCACCGGCCTGCCCGCCTTCAATGCCCTTAGCACGGTCGGGTCGAAACGCTTGTCGCGGCGCGTTCTGGTCAGGTACTTGCGCAACTGCTCGGGATCGCCGCTGCGCAGCTGGGTGCGGGCGTCTGCCACGTACTGGGCGAAGTTGCCGGGCAGGCCCACAGACCCGCCCGTGCGCCGGCCGGTCTGCTTGCTCACCCGCCCAGCGAGGTCAAGGGCGATCTGCCGCGGGCTTCGACCGGCCTGCAGGCCAGAAGAAACCGTGACCCTGATGCCGTCGACCTGGTCCATGGCCATTTGCGCCTTTAAGCTGGCGATATGCTCAGCCAGCCAGGACTGAGCGCCCGCGGCATTGACGTCGAGCTCTTGGCGCCCCATCGAGCGAGGAACGCTATTGACCTCAGCCTTCCCGCCAGCGATGTAGCCAGAGCGAATCAGCTCCATGAGTCCAGCGAACACTCCCAGCGTCAGCGCATCGCCCAGGGCCGAATCGTCTCGGGATTCGATGAGGCGCTCGATCTCGGCGATGGTCACCGAATCCAGCGTTGCCCGGATCTGGTCCAGGTATGCCCTGGCCATGGCCGGCTCCATGCCTTCAATCTGCCGGATGAGCTCAGCCTGGTTCACACGACCACCACTGCCGGAAGCGGGCACCTCAGCACCATGATGGGCGCCAGGATGTCGTTGATGATGCCGACCACTGGCTTGTTAGGCTGGCCGTCGACATCATCCGGACCGAAGAACTCGGTTTCCAGCGGTCCTACCTTGGCGCGTTTGACGGCCTTGGATGCCACATAGTCAGGGTTCAGGCTGCCAGGCTTCACCAGCTCACGCAGCGCGCCTTCGTAGACGGCCTGCTCGATCTCCCTCGGCACTGACCCGGAATCGATAGGGTCGCCATTCCGGTCGGTTGCACCCGAGCGCGGCCACTGCAGCGCCTGGTCACGACCGCCAACCTTGCGCCCAGGAAAGGACAGAACGCACCCGGTGGTTGGCAGCTGGGTTCCCAGGCCGTCGATGTAGGCTGACGCCCGCGCCAACGCCGCTTCCTTGTCGGCCTCAGTAGCAGCCGCCCAGGCGGCATTGCCACGGGCCTGGTGGTAGGCATCAGCGCCCGCCACGGTACCGTAGTAGTCAGCCATCATCGCTCTCGAATAAGTGGGCGGATAACCGCCCGGGGGTTGTTACTGGAGCTTGGCCAGCTCGGCCTGCAGCTCTTCCAGGGTGACGTCTTCGCCGACCTGGATGCCCTTCTCGGCAAGCTTGGCGATGGCCTCTTCCTTGGCCTTGACCTCGGCCTCGGCCAGGCGCTCCTGCAGGCTCTTGAGGCTGGAGTTCTTGCCAGCCTCGATGCCCAGCGCCTTCAGCTTGGCGAATAGTTCTTCCTTGCTGAGCTCAACAGCCCCGCCACCTTCGACTACCAGCACGCCGGTCTCGACGTAGAACGCCAGATTTTGACGGTTGCTGTAGTCGACCCACTGCGGCACATCGATGGTGCCGCCAGGAGGCACCACGGAGCCGTCAGGGAGGCCGATGGGGGTCTTGCTATGGGTGTTGGTTACCTTAGCCATGCGACCCCCTTAGATGCCGTCGGTGTAGCGGACTTCGGCAGGACGGCGAACGTCCACGCCGCCCAGGCGGAAGATACCCGGCACCTCCCAGCGGATCGGGCCGGCCTGGTACACAGGCAGGAAGCGGTGAGGCATCGGGATGTGCATCTTCAGCACCGACGGGTCGCGACGGTAGCTGATCATGCGCGCGGTGTTGCCAGCGCCTGCGGTATCCAGGCCGTTCAGGCCCTTGATCAGCAGAGGACGGCCGGTGGTGGCGGTGTAGACGTTGTTCTTCTGCAGGTACGTCAGAATCGACTCCAGGCCCTGCTCGTTCACCTTGCGAGTGGCCAGCAGCAGGAACTTGCTGTAGGGCAGCAGCAGGGTGTCGGAGAACGCGGTGTACAGGGTGCCAGCCGCCTGGACGGTCAGCGCGGTGTTCACGTCGGCCAGGATCTGGTCGGCGGTCGCGGTGTTCCAGTTACCGGTCACAGCAGTGCCGGCGGTCACGCCTGGGAAGTTGAACAGGCCCGAGAAGCCTTTCGACGAATCACCCAGCAGGGCTACGCGGTCGACCATCTCTTCGTAGGCTCGGCGCGCAGCCATGGCGTCGTCAGCGGTCAGGCTGATGCCGAGCATCTGCGCCTGGCTGATCTCTTCCAGGCCGTAGCCATAGCCGATACCGGCCATGTGCACGTTGGTTTCGAACTTGGTCCGCTCGGTGCTGGCCAGCGGGATGTCATCGGCGTTGCCGTTGATCCAGTCGGCCTTACCCACCTTGTCGGCGGAGTAGTAGGTGACGGTCTTGATCCACTCGGGGGCGGAGGTATCGACCGGGATGAGGCCCGGATACTGGATATCCGGGTAGACGATCTCGTTGACCTGGCGCTCGATATACGAGGTCTGCGAGACCACGAAGCCCAGGGCGGCCTGAGCATCGAGGAGCTGAATCTGACGCATGGTTTCTCCTTAGCCCAGGCGGACTTGAGCGATTTGGTTGGCACCGGTGGTGCTGGTGTCGAAGCGGGCGTTTGGCACCAGGACGTTGTCCGTGGCCACGTTGGTCCACACGCCGGTAGCCGGCACGAAGTACACCGGGTCACCCGCAGCAACCTGCACCGAGGCAGTCACCCAGATGGCGCCCTTTGTCATGACCCGGGCCGACTCGTACTGGCTGTACTGGTTGGCCTCAGCCTTGACCGAGCGATCGCGAACGCTGATGCCGACGAACTTGGCGGCGGTGTCGCCGGTAGTCGAGGCGCGACCGGCCTTATCGGCGGTGCCCTGGATGACCGGAACTCCGAATGCCAGGCCGCCAGCAGCCTGGACGGTGCGGGAAATCAGGGTCTTTGGGATCATGTCGACAATCATGCCCGGCAGGCCGGCGCGAATGGTCGGGCTGTAGGTGGTTTGAACGGCCATTACTTGGCACCCCCTTTCCAAGCGTCGTTCAGACGCTGCTCATAGGCCTGCTGGCCGTTGTCTTTCACGTTCGGACGCGAATCTTGGTTCAGCATGTGCTGACGCACCGGGTCCTTCGCAGCGTCTTCGGCCAGGATGTCGAAGCGAGCGTCGACGTAGGCCTCTGGCTTGCCGGCCACCGCTGCATCGCCCAGCTTGGCAATGACCACGGCCTTGCGGATCTCGGCATCGCTCTTGCCGGCGTAGTCGCCGTCCGCGATGGTCTTGGCCTTGGCGATCAGGTCGCCGCGGGCCTTCACGCGCTCGTCGATCTGCGCGTCGGTGATCTGCTTGGCCTTCAGGTCGTCGATCTCGGCGTCTTTCTTGGCCAGGTCGGCGTCCTTGGTAGCCATTGCAGTGGCGTGCGCAGCCTCGGTGGTGTTGAGCTTGGTAGCAGCGTCGGCCAGGCGGCCTTGCAGGGTGGCGATGACAACGGCGCCCTGGTCGGTTACTTCAACCGGGATGCCGTCGACGGTAACCGTCTTCAGGGTCATGGGTCTTTCCTCGGGGGTTGGGGTGTGTTGTGGCCAGGAGTCGCCGATGCTTGCCCGGCTGCCGGCCCGCCCGCGCTGAACGATGGCGATGTGGTCGGCGATGATGTTGGTTTGCTTGGCCTGGTACTTGGTACCGTCCGGGGCTTCCCCGTCCTCCCAGACCAGTTCGCAGCTGTAGCCGACGCTCAGCTCGCGCTTGCCGGCCTGCACCGCGGCCACTGCGTCACCGTCGGTGATCTTCAGGCCGATCTTCAGATACTCGCCGTCGCGCAGGACCTCGTCACCGGTGGTGCCTACGGCCACCCGCTTCCAGTTGGCAGCGGTTACCGGCTGGCCCGGGTGGTCGTTGGTCATCGGGATCTTGGAGAACGACTCCAGCGCGCGCTTGGAGAAGACCTCCTTCTCGTCGCGGTAGACGTTCACGACCTTCAGGTCAGGTCGGCCTACTTCGGCGCCCAGGTACTGCTGAATGCCGGTGCGCGCAGTGAGCGCAAAAGCTTCCAGGTAGCCGGAATCGTTCAGCCTGGTGTCGCCCAGGCTGACTGTGTCAGTGATGTGCATGGTTTACCTCAGGGCGTGGCCGTAACGTCTTCTGGCTCTTCTTCGTCTGGCAGATCAGAACCGAACTCAGCGACCGCAGCCTCCAGGCCCGGCAGTACGCTCTGTTCGACCAGCAGCGTGGTGGCCGCCTTGCTGAGCGCGTCTTCATGCCAGAGCTTCGTTTCGCCCAGGATCTTGATGGTCTCGGCCGTCTGCTTGCTGATCTCGGATCTCTCCTTCGCCGTCGGCTGCCAGAGGGGGTTCCACACGTAGTGGATTTGGGCAGGTCTGGAGCCCAGCGCCGAACGGATCAGGCAGTCATCCAGCAGCTTCAGTGCCGGCGTGATATCCAGCTCCTGCAGCGCCTGAATGCGGTCGTAGTAGTTGCGCAGGTCTGCTTCACCGGTTGAGTTCAGGCCGGACGGCGACTGACCCAGCAGGCGGGTAGCGGGGATGTCGGCAGCGCCGGATACAGCCTGCAGAAAGCGGTCGATGATGTCGGGCAGAGTGCCGAAGTTCGCCGTCTTCGTCTCGTAGTCCTCTTCCTTGTCCAGCAGCAGGGTGCCGTTGATGCCCTTGGCCGTGGCGGCCAGCGTGATGCGCTCCAGCACTTGCTTGCGGTAGCCGTCGTCTTGCAGGCTCTGCATGAAGTCTGGGATGCGGATCACGTCGACCTTGGCTTCGAACACCAGGCTGGCCACGTTGGCCATGGTTCCGTCCGACTGCTTGATGGCTTCGAACAGCGCCTGAAGCACCGAATCGCCCCAGCCGAAGATGTTGGCCGGGGCCAGATCGGGGTCTGGGTGCTCGGCGCCGGAGAAGATCACCAGTCGAGACGGGTGGATCTCCAGCTGGCTATCCGCGAGTCGGTAGGCCTTGGGCTTTCCGAAGCGCTCCGATTGAGGGTCCTGCTCGATCTCGGTCGGTGACAGCTGCCGGCGGTTCATGACGGCCAGGTACTTGAGGCCGCCTGATTGGATTCGGTCCGGGTTGAGCGGGACCACAGTGTTCGTCTCGCCCGTGCCAATGAAGATGGCCGCCCCGCCGAACAGGCGAGCTCGGGTCATGGCCTGCTTCACCTTGGCGCGAAGATCAAGGCGGACTTCCTCAGCCTCGATCTTCTCGATCTGAGCCTTGTCAGCCTGCCATGCCCGCCAGCGCCGGGTGGCGTCCAAGGCAGGGATATCCACTATCTTGCGCGGCAGCCACGCCCCTCGGTACGCGTTCACCAGCTGCTCGTCGGTCAGTATCACCGGCGCATACGTCGAGCCCGATGCCTTGTCACGCTCGGTGCCCAGGTTCGCCACCAGGTTCACCAGCTTGTCGCTGAGGTATCGGACTACGCCCATTAGGAAACACCTGCGAGGGAGTACTTGTTAATTGGGTACTCTTTGTGGATGAAGTAGCCGCCGGCGTCTGGCCGGTGGTCGTTGCCCTGCTTCTTGTCCGGCTCGCCGTTGTCGCCCCAGATCTGCTGCTCGAGGTCATCGGCGTAGGTCGGGCATTTGTCGGCGTTGATGCGGTAGCGGCGCTGCCCTGCTGCGTTGCAGAACATGGCGTTCATGGAGTTGATGCGATCCTTGACCGGCGGGTTTGCGCCGGGGGCCGAGACGATGAAGCCCGCCTGCTTTAGCAGGGAGATGTCGGTCTCGCTGGCTCGGACGGACTTGCGAGAGTCGCCCGAGGCGTCGGGGTATACCCGAATCTGCCGCGTGTTACGGAATTCGCCATCGGCATACAGCCAGTAGCGCTCCTTGATCTGGCGGATCATGTCCGGCGTGTCGTAGCCGTTGATGATCTCGTCCACCGCGTGCGGCAGACCCAGTCGCTTAACGTGGACGATTGCCGACATCTTGCCGACGTTGAAGTCCATGCCGATGAACAGGGCCTCGCCGGGCTGGATGGTCTCCTGGCTACCGTTGAGCTTGCGGTCGTAGGCGGTGTAGATCGTCCCCGACGTCAGGTTGACGAACTGGCCATTCAGGTAGGCCATGATCAACTGCTCGGGGTACGACTCTTTCAGCGATGGTATGTAGTCCGGCGGCAGGTTCAGCTCGTTGTCGAACGTGCTGGCCTGCACCAGGCCGTACATGTCGTTCAGCGCCGGCTTCTCGCGCAGCTGCTTCACGAACTGCTGGAAGACGAACTTGAACCCCTCGGGGGTCGTGGTCACGTCTACACCGTTCTTGAGCCCAGGCACGCTGTAGCGCATCCGGGCGATGATCTTGCGCCAGGCGTGTTCGGCCTTGAGCTTTGGCAGCACGTCGAGCTCGTCTACCAGGCCGTGCCCGATCTTGAAGCCCACGATGGTCTGCGGCTTCTCCATCGAGCGGCAGATGGTCGTGCTGCGGTACTGGCCGCCGCTGTAGAACTCGACCTCCTTGTCGCTCTCCTTCGTCTTGACCTTCAGCCCCCAGTCGAAAGCGACCTCCTCGATGGTCGGGAAGAAGATGTCGCGAATCTGCGGGTAGGTCGGGGCGAAGTAGCCGGAGTTGATCCGGGGCCACTCCCACACGTGCTTGCAGATGCCTGCGCAGCCTACCCAGGTCTTGCCAGAGCCGAACCCGGCCACGAAGCCGCGGAACTTGTGCGGCATGTTGATGAACTGGGACTGCGGGACGTTAAGGGTTGGCATCTGGCTTCCTCGCGTCGCGCACTACCACCTCTACGCGCTGAGGAGTGATGCCTTCGTCGCCTCCACCATCCTCCAGGCGCTTGATCTCTGCTCGCTTCTTCTCGATCTCCAGCTTCTTCAGCTCGGCATCAAGGTCGGCATGACCAGCAGGGACGAACATGCCAAGGTGACGCCCGATATCGACCAAAGCGCCCTTCTTGTCGTGCAGCTTGACCTTCAGTCCTTCCTTTCCCTGTGACACCTCAGCAATGGCCCCGGCTGTGTCATCATCGATCTCGGTCGAGTCGATGAGCGCCAAGCCGTGGTAAGGCACCAGGTCTTCGGCGCACTCTTCTTCGCCGTCAACCATGCGGACCATCGTCTCGCCCCAGCGCACGATCTTGCGGATGTCGCTGAAGCCGATCTTGGCCAGCTCGCGCAGAACCATATCCTGTGTGATCGACGTCCTTTCCGCCCTTTCACCCTGCCTCTGGGCCAGGTACTGGCGAACCTTGACATTTGTTAACAGACGGGAGGCTTGCTGGTCCGCCGTCTTAGGGCTGTACCCAGCACGGATAGCGGCTTGCGTGGCATTCAGGTCGATCAGGTATTCATCGACGAAGCGCTGCTGTTTTGCTGTCAGCGCCATAGGGAATTCCTTGAGACTTGGGTGCCTCGCTGGGCTGGTTATTTATGCTCGGTTGCGCGGATCGTCATAGTCCGAACCCTGCCGCCAGTGCTGGTGTCGCGCCTTGCCGCCATCTCGACGGCCTTCTCGGCAGATGCGCCCATGTCCATCGCAGCGAATGCGTATGGCGTGCCGCTACCGATGGCGTACGGACGATCAGGCTTGATTGGCGACTTCCACAGACCGGTATCGTCATCCACCGCCACCATCATCAGCTTGCCGGCATCCACGACAATTGCAGATGCGTCGACCTTCCCGGATGGCGCAGTGCCGAAGTAGGCCCCGACCAATGCGTCATAGTCACAAAGGGCGCCCGACATGAAGAACTTCACGCCGTCGCGCTCAATGCACTTGTCACAGTCGTCATCGGTGATCAGGTCGCCTCGGGTGACGCGGGAGTCGTAGGCGATCACGCCGTCCTTGTAGGCGATGGTGGTCATTCAGGGTGAACCTCGATCTTGATGCCGCGCCCCACCCAGTAGCTGAAGCGCTCAGGGCATGGCTCTCGGCCAGTCAGCCTGGCCATGACGAGGACGCCGGCCAGGTAGTACTTGAGCCACCACTTATGGCAGCAAGCGATGCGCACGGTGACCGATGCCATCTTCCTGCCCTCAGCTGAACGGGTCAGCCGGCTTGGCGATCGAGCGCACAAACCACATGAAGCCCTGCTGCAGGTTGGTCTTGGCCAAGGCCAGGGTGCGCTGATCCACGCCTTCGATCTGGCTGATCTGCTTGAACAGTTCGCCGGCGTCGGCCTCCAGGGCTTTGATCGAGTTCATGCCGTCGATCTCGCTCTGGGTGAGGTCGCGGTAGCCGGTGATCTTCTTGTGCTGGTTGTCCATGGTGAGTCCTCTGGTGGTCGCGCCACGAAACGGCGCATCTCGATTTTGTGGCGCGCTACCCCGGCTGAAACACATGGCCGCGCCGGGCGACCGCATACAGGACAATGCCCAGCTTGAGGATCACGCCGTACAGGGTGGGCACATGGCCGCTCATGGCCAGGACGAACGAGCCGAACGCGCCAATGGCCGCCAGGTAGAACGCGACAGCCAGCAGCGGGCTATCCATTGGCCTGATCCGGCGAAGGTAGTCGCACGCAGCGATCACCACCAGCACGCTCAGGAATGCATTTGCGCCGATCAGGACTTGAATCAGGGTTGAGCTCATCAGGTAGCCCCCTTGGCTCCGAACTGACTCACCACCGACTTCAGGACTGGGATGATGTTCATTGCCAGTAGCCCTATCAGAAAGGCCACGCCGTATTGGGTTTCTCCGCCTGCCTCAAGCTTGAAGTAAGTGATGGCGAGCGGGGTGCAAAAGATCGCTGAGGCGAAGCCGGTGAAGAAGGCCGCGACTGCCTGACCTCGGGTGAGACCCCGCAGGAAGGTCAGCGAGAGGATCGCTCCTGCGAAGCCGCCAATGATCACGCCGTACTTCACCAGCAGGACGCCGGCAGTCGTGCTTGCTGGTTCGGCCATGAGTGGTTCCTAAAAAATGACCCGATTTAGACCCTTATTAGGGCGCGGGCAAGTAAAAACGGTACACAGAGAGTCAGTTACATGGCTAACAGGCTCTATGCCAGGCATCGGCCGGTATGATTACCTAGGCACAAAAAAGCCCGCACAGGGCGGGCAAAGAAGGATCGTGCTTTTTTAAATCTGGCGGCTGTAGAACAGCGAGTACGACTCGATACCGTCGTTGGGCTGCTTAATGCCAGCGTTGGAGTAGTGAATCGCTCGGATGCCAACCTTCTGCGTCTCGCCGATCTTCAAGCCCGCACCGATGCGGTCTTCAAAGTTGAAGGCCGAACCAAAGTCTTGGTCGCCTGCGGACGTACCAGAGAAGACCGCCAGGCCGATGCCAGCCTCAACGAATGGCTTCACGTTACCGCTGCCGAACTCGTAAACGAAAACTGGCGCAAAGGACAGCGAGTGAGCGCCACCGGAAGCATCTCCTGCTTCCCAATAGGTATACCCAGCATCCCAGTAACCGGTTAGACGGCCAGTACTGGATTCAAACCAGCTTTTGCCCCAGTTAAAGCCAACGCCTGCGCGCGCCGTAATGCCGCCTTGACTTGTCGCACCCAGCGCCCCGGAAAGCTCAGCTGCTCCGGCAGACGCAGCGACAAGGGACAGTGCTGCAGCAGCTAGAACGGTTTTCATAATCACGGTCTTCCATGTTTGTTTAGTCAGCAACCTATCAGAATCATAGCGCCATCAAAACGTTCCGTGCTCCACAAAAAAATCTGACCTCGCCAGAGGGTGGCGTCGGGCCTCTTGAGGGCCTCATTGGGCAATAAAACCCGGCTTTTGGGGCCGGGTTCAGGATGTTTTCGCCAGAGGCGAAATTATGACGATGGCGAAATAGTGCCAAAACACTCCTCAAACTGTCAAGCGGCTATTTCCTGTGCCTCGTCATTGCGCTCACGGAGCCTTTCCACCACCCGGGCAACAGGCTTGAGCGCCTGCTTGTCGAGCTTATCGACCTGGGCGCAGAGCGCATCCCACACCCCCTGCCAGTCCCTGGTCCAGTTCTGTGGGTTCATCTTCTCGCCCGTGCGATCCTCGACGAACATGCACACCGCCCCCGGGCCCATCGCCTCGCCGCCGTGAACGAGGATTTTGTGCGATTGGAGCGCAGCCATGGCCATCCAGTAGGCTCGCTGCTTCTTGCGGTCAGTTAGCGCTTCTAGGCCGCTTCCGAGCCATACCAGGCCATGGGAAATGCTCAGGTCGTTACCGCTGGCGACTGGCGAGTACAGGAAGTTCCCCAGGTGGCGCAGCGACTTCGGCAGGGAGTCTATCGCTTGAATCACCAGGCCGGCGGTCAGCATGTGCGCGCAGCGGTCGTTGGTGAGGCGTCGACCCGGGCGGGTCTCCTGCACCCCCTTCTTGCGCACCTCGTACACCTTGCACACCTCCTGGCCGTCGTGATCTTCCAGCATGACCATGATCTTCACATCCGAGGCCCCTCCCTTCTTGCCCAAGGCGGCCTGTTCAGCGGCAACTGCCAGGGCGGATGCGCGGTTCTCGTGCAGTGCGTCGTGCCAAACTTGGCGAGCGCTGATTACTTTCATGGCTTTTCCCCCTGGATTCGATTGTTTTTCTTGAGCAGAAATTCTTCGTAGCTGAGCTTGCGGCGGACAGATCCCGCCCACGACAGCGCCAGGCCGCTCACCACCATGAGTACGGCCAAAATCAGAAAACCCCATGCTGGTGTCATGCTGCTTGCTCCTGTGGCTGGATACGGACGCGCACGGCGCCGCCCTTGGTCGTTTCCTTGCTCACCCTGATCTGGGTAGCGAACACGTTGTCGTCGATGCCCAGGGCATCTGCCAGGCCGTCACGGCCCGCTTTGAACATCGCCAGCAGGTTGTCGTCGTCGCGCCGGCGGCGATCGGGCGGCACGAACTCGAGCATGAGCAGCGCCTCACCTTCTGGCGCGGTGACGCCGGCCTGCTTCGCCAGCAGGTGGCAGGCTGCCCGGTAGGACTTGGCCGCCTTGCTCTTCTCTCTCCAGTGCACCCGGGCGTTCGGGCTGCATGCGGCCGGTGGCCACGGTAGTGTCAGCTCCATCAGGCCGCTCCTTTCACAGTCAGAATTCCAGCCCGAATAAGGGCCTCATGCGTCTCAGCGATCGCCCGGGGCATATCGGACCAGTCCACCTCGCCCTTGCCGCGACCATCCAGCACGTCGTGGCAGGCGCTGCAAGCGTATACCGCCACGGTGTCGAAGCCCTTCATGCCCATGCCCTTTTGCCCGCAAGGCAGGTGGGCCAGCACGGTTGTCTCGGGGTTGAAGTTGCAGATGCCTATCAACCTGACCGTGCAGTCCTGGCCGCGGGCGCTCTCGCGCACCTTCTTGCTAACGACCTTCATGCGTAGCTCCCCATCATGTCGGCAGCAGCCAGCGCAGCAGCCTCGGTTTCGAAGTGCGCCGACAGCACCAGACGCCAGCAGGCGTTGAACACGTCTCGGTACAGCGGCTCGAAGGCTGTGTCATCCATGTTTGCCCAGCTGATGGACTTGGCTTCCCTGCGCACGCCATCTGGCGTCTGCACCAGGTGGAAGTGGCCAGCCTCGATGGTTACCCACTCGCGGAAGGCCTCGCGGCTCTTGTCCACCACCGGGAAGCGGTCGGCCCGGTCGGCCTCCAGCTTGGCGATGTAGGCCGCCACGGCGTTTTGCAACTGCCCTGGGCGCTCGTTCAGGTCTTCGAAGTACCTGGCCAGGCCACGGATACCGCGCAGCTCCTGACGAGGCACCAGGCCTCCAGCCGGCTCCCAGTACTCCCACGCCAGATCCAGCATCGAGAAGAACTTGCGGTGGAACTTGGCGTTGCGCATCTTGGTGAACTTGCCGTGGATGACCTGGCCAGCCTTCCAGTGCAGGATGGTTTCGCGGTCGGCGTCGGTGGCCGGGACCAGGCCCTGTGGCGTGCGGATCAGTGCGAGCTCAGCCATGGCTCGCCTCCTTGGCCATGGCCGCCGCATGCAGCTTCGCTACGCATCCAGCAAGGTCGTGCTTCTCTTGGAAGTACTCACTTGCATAAGCGCCCCAGGTAGCCACTTCCTCGGATGCTTCCAGCAGCGCCTTGCGCAGACCATCGTTCTCAGCCCTGAGCTGGTCATAGGCTTCTGCCATTACCACCTCGGGTCCGTGTGGGTCGTAGCTGATCCGGTTGCCGCCCTCGGAAAGCATCTTGATGACTTTGTAGCGATGGACTTCGGTCATGGCGCCACCTTCAGGCCGGCTTTCTCCAGCGCATGGACGGTGTAAGCAGGAGTCTTCAAGCACATGGGGTCGGTAACCTTGCTAGCCTTTTCGGAATCGAACACGGTCCGGCCGCCGCCACAGGCCGCGTAGTCGGCGACCCAGTGCGACGGTGCCCCCAGTTCCACCACCACGGCCTCGCGAGAGGCCTGCCAGAACAGCCAGTAGCACTGAGCGGCATAGTTCAGGTACTCGCCATCCTCGCCCTTGGCCAGATGACCGGGGAACAGCCCACCCTCAGAGCTGAGCGCAAACTTCTCGAACTGCTCGCGCACGCTGTCGCGCATCTTGTTGGTGTCCATCAGTGCTTCTCCCCGCGAATTTCGTCGAGTGCCGCCTGCATGCGGCTGTGAATGGCGTCGTAGTCCTTGACCGACTCTGGCGACAGGAAGCCTGCACCAACCGGCTCAACGAGATCCCAGAGGCGTCCGTAGAGACGGCAGAATGAGTCGCATGCACTCATCAGCTTGTCGATTTGCTCTTGGGTAGCCATCACACCCCCTCCCCGGCCGGCTGCCCGGCGCGCTTGATGTTCAACTGAGCAATGGCGACGCGTGTCTGCCGCTTGCGTAGGTAGGTGTCGACCCGGCGGCGCTGGGATTCCTTGGCGCGCTCGCGGTCTTTCTTGGCTTTCGAGGCGGTCAGGATGCAGCGCACCTCCGCCAGCTTTTCGCGGACCTTGGGGCTGACCTTGGCCCGCACTTCACCGGTGAGCAGGCCGGCAATCGCCTGGCCGTCTTCGGTGATTGGCGCGATGCGCAGGTCGGCCAGGTACTTGGCGCCTGTCTCGTGGGTGATGAGCTGGGCGCGGACAGCGGATTCAATGGCCACCACCCGGCGCCCAGCGTCGTAGCCCAGCGACACTTCCCACTTGGCTGGCTGGTCCTCGGCACGGGCGAAGCTGACCAGTCGCTCGTAGGCGCTCATGAACGCCATGCGGGCGCCAACCTTGTCGCCAGCCTCGAGGATTGGCTCGGACGCGATCATGGCCTGGCGTATTTCAGTGGTGAGCACCACGGTCTCGTGCTCGTCACTGGCCGCCAGCGCGATCGACCACGCCTCATCCTTGCCGGGGCGAGAGTCAGCCGCGTGGATGTGCTTGAGGACCATGCCGAGCGAAAGGCGTCCAGCAGGCTCTCTGCGGCACGCACGCAGTGCACCAATAATCACGCCAGGCTCATAGGCCGAAAGGTCCTCAGCGATGAGCTGAGCGCCTCCAGCGCTGATTGCCTGACCCATTGCCTCAGCAGTGGCGCAGATGGCCACGGCCAGTTCGGCTTGTTGGTCAGAGGAAAGCATTGCGCTTACCCCCCTGGCCGTTACGGATCGCGTCAGCCGCTTCCTGCGCCGCGTTCATGTTCGCCTGGGTCTGCTCCTGCTGGCGGGCAGTGGTGGCGTTCATCTGGCGGTTGGTCACCCACTGGGTGTGGTAGGCCTCGGCCTTGGCCAGCAGGTCGCCCAGGTTGTGGCAGCCGTTGATCAGCTTGGCGTCGTTGATCCGCAGGTAGAACGCAGCTACGTGGTGGGCAACCTCAATCCCGAGACGATCAATCAGCTGGCCCATCTGCCCACCGGCCTTCGCATTCCATACCGGCCAGGTGTGGTAGCGCTTGCGGTAGGCCATCGCGTAGTTGGCCCAGGCCTTGAAGGTTTTGCAGGACTGGTCCTTTGGTCCTGGCATGTCGGCTGGGATTTCGCAGCGTGGCTCTTCGCCCCCTACAGGGATCAGTGCAACCACTTTTCCGGCAGGCTGGTTCGGCTCGTCCGAACCTTCCTGCGAACACTGACTTGTACCCTGATTGGTATCCTGATTATTGGTATCCTGATTTGTCGGATTTTTTTCCGACCTTGGCTCGGATTTTTTTCCGACCATGCTCGGATTTTTTTCCGAGGTAGATCGGATTTTTTTCCGACCTTTGGTGCCAGTTGGTGGGGTCGGATATTTTTCCGACCCATCAAGTTTCTGGTTCCACTCGGTGGCCTTCTCCGTCAGGCGGAACAGGGTGATGCTGGAGGTGCTGGAAAGCTCGATCAGGCCGACCTCTTCCAGGGCTTTCAGCATGCGGTAGGCGGTGTCAGGCTTGCCTGTAAGCAGCGGAAGCTCGTCGGTGATCTTGGCCTTGCTCAGGGCGAAGTAGATCCCGTCCGGCGTCTGCATAGGCTTAGCCCAGCTCGGGCAGCCGTAGACGAACGAGAACAGAAGCGCCTGCTGGGAGTTGAGCCCCCATTCCAAGGCCTTCACCTGGTTGATGGTGAGGGTGAACTGCATATCAAATACCCCCTTGGGCTTTTTCGCTGCGGCGCTTGTCGCGGTAGGCATAAACCTCTTCTAGGCCTTCCTCGATCTTCACGACCTCGCGGTCGAAGTAGGCCTGAGCCTGAATTTCTTCATCAGGAGGAAGCTCACCAGGGCCTTCAAGACCGTTCCAGATCCACTGCATGCCAGCGTCAGCGCCATGGCCGCGCTGCCACTCAATCACTGCGCCGCGCATGCCCAGCAGGGTTCGCCCGAACATCAGGTCCATTTCCTTTACTGTCATGCGCAGGTCTTGGTTCTCGGTCTTGAGCCTCCCTACCTCGGCCAGGAGGGCCCGTACGTCTCGCTCATGAAAAGCTGGCTCAAGCGATTCCCCGCCCCTTCTCATGCGGTCAATCAGTTCGAGTCTCTCCTGTACTTTTGCGGTGCTCATGCTGCCTCCAGAGGCAGGCGCTGCCCACGAATGCGCACAAGCTCATCAAGGTTCCAGTAGGCTGCTTCCATCGACACGCCAAGCGCGTTGTAGCCGCACCATTCGCAGTGCCAGAGGCCGCCCCGAGGACGCATTCTTGGCTTCATGCTGCACCCCGCACGGCCTTATCGTGGGTATGCAGACCGTCCCAGTTCTTCTTCATGGGCAGCTCGCCGGCCAGGTACAGCTCGTACAGGCGCACGGCGCCCTTGCGCAGCAGGATCGGCGTGAAGCTGATGAATGGCTCCCGGCCGTGCGGGGCGATCTCCTGCTGATGCTCGGTCATGTACTTGTCGCGGGCGTACGAGCCTACGCGCCAGCGGGTGCCGGACTTGCTCTCGTTGTAGAGCCAGTTTCGGCCTTCAAGGTGGTGACCGATCTGCATGACGTTGACCCCATTGAGGCCCTTGCAGAATTGGGTCGGGCTCATGCCCTCCTTGAACAGGTTCTCCAGGTGGTCGATCTTCTTGGCCTGGGCCTGGACTTCGACGGTCAGCAGCAAGCGCGCGTGTTCGGCAGCCTGCTTTTGCTCAACCTGGTCTGCCCAGGCGCGCGCGGCGGCGGCCGGGTTGGTGAAGTCGGGCAGCGTAGCCACCACCTGCCCCTCCAGCTCCTGCCAGCGATCGACCAGCGCCGCGGTAAATTCCGGGCACAACTGAGCAACAACGACGAAGCTGTCGCGCTTGTTGACCAGATAAACCTCGACAGGCCGGGATCCCGGGCCTTGGTGAGAGGTTTCCACCGACGGTGAAAAGCTCACGACGGCCTTTTCTTGAAGCCGTTCCATGGCTCGCTTCACGCTGTCATGCCGGGAGCCGACCAGATCGGCGATCTCCCGGGATGACATGCGCGCCACAGAATCGCGCTTGTCGTTTTGTGGCGCGAGCCTTGATAGGGCCTGTACACTGGTGGTCTGCATATGCATAATTCACCTCAGATGTTTTGTGTTTTGCAGAGAGCCGGGCCGCAATCCCGGCTTTTTTGTCTCTGCGATTTGGCGTCCCTTATGAGGGACTGGCGTCCGGGTCCCTAATTAGGGATCGGACGGTTACCTCGGCGCCGCGAACGGCACCACGTTGTTGCTCTTGGGCTTGCCCCTCATCGAGAGGAAGCGGGTGGCCATGCCGACGATCTGCGATGCAAGTTCGTCGGGGGTAAGGCCGGCCTCCTCCGCCCAGGCTTCCAGCTCCCGGAAGTCTGATCGGCGGAACTGCTCGACCTTCACGTCGTGCTGTACTGCTTCGTTTGCAGGCGACATTCGTCCTCCCCTGGACCCATTCAGGCCCTGGCCTTCTTCTCGTTGATCAGCGGCAAGTGGCCGTGCTCTTTCTTGAACGCCAGCGCGGCCAGGATGATTTCCCGGGCCAGCACGCTGTGCTGCGCCTTGAGCTCCAAGGCAAAGTCCTTGAGCTCGTTGAAGTCCTCGTCATCCAAGCGGACCTTGACCTGGTGGTCGTGGCGGTGGGCTTTGTCGTCGTAGGCCATCGGGTGATCCCCTGCGCGCTGGGTAAGTCGTTCGGGCTTATCAGTTACGTGTTAGGGCCGGTTCAGGCCCTGCGATGGAACGGTGTTACGGTTCCCCGCGGATTTCGGGGCTTCGTTCGGTTGGCCAGCTCTTTCCGAATCAGCTCAGCTGCGAGCGCATCAGGGCTTACACCCCTTCGTTCTGCCTCTCGCACCAGCTGCTCCATCAATCCCTGGTCCAATCCGATTTCTTCAATCGGCATGGGGCCTCCTACGGGCCTTCAGGCCACGTTCTGATCGCCGGTATTCTCCGAAGACAGGGCGGCCAGCTGAGCTTCCAGAAGCTCGCGACAGAGCACCGCTCGCTGGGTGCGATGAAACTTCGCCAGCGCCTGGATCAGTTCAAACGTGTCCTCGTCGACCCGGACCTTGATCTCGCGGTCGTGCAGGTGTTTGGGGTTGGCGTACATGCTTGGGTGGCTCCTTGCGGCTATGAAATTGGTTAAGCGGCTTCAGATGGATAGAGGTCCGGGCGCAGCTCATGCCGCGAAACGCCGGTTACCTTCTCGATAGGGAGTGCTTGGCGGGCTGGCACACCTCTGGATTTCCAATAGGAAACAGCCATTGGCGTAACGCCCAGAAGCTCGGCCAAGGCTTTGCCCGACCCGGCGGCGTGTATAGCGCGCTCCAGAGGTGTGATTTCCATAAACAGTCCGCCCTAGGCGAATAAACATATCTCAACAATACGTTTATTTAATAAACAGCGCAAGCCCGGTAAACTTTGTGTTTATGACGAATCAACATTCAGGCGACCGCATGCGCCAGAGAATGCGGAAAAAAGGGATGACACCCACTGAGCTGGCAGAGTCGATGGAGGTCAGCACGCAGACGATAAATAATTGGTTTTCCAGAGGAGTTCCTGGCAAATCGATACTGAAGGTTTCGAAGTTGCTAGGGGTTCGCCTTCCCTGGCTTCAGGATGGTGAGGGGGACGAGGAGTGGGCCCCCTGGACCTACGATGACAGTCATTACGACCGAATTACGTCGGCAAAATCTAACGCCGAGGTTCTTGGCCCTTTAGACGCTTGGGATGACGACACGCCCCTGGACGATGATGAGGTGTATGTGCCGTTCCTCAAGGAAGTGGAGCTGTCTGCTGGCAGCGGCAGGACCGTAGTTGAGCAGTCCCACAAGCAGAAGCTCCGCTTCGGCAAGCTCACCCTCCGTAAACAGGGCGTGCAACCAGAGGACGCCGTGTGCGTCACGGTAAGCGGAAACAGCATGGAGCCCGTTCTTCCTGACAAGAGCACTGTCGGGGTCGATCAAGGAAGCACTTCTGTAGTTGACGGAAAGATGTACGCCATCGATCACGACGGCCAGCTCAGGGTGAAAACGCTCTATCGCCTGCCTGGCGGCGGTATCCGCATGCGCAGCTTCAATCGCGACGAGCATCCGGATGAGGAATACACCGCCCAGCAGATGGCCGATCAGAATATTCATATCAAAGGAAAGGTCTTCTGGTCGTCAGTCCTCTGGTGACGGAACTTGATCAACTCACAAGGAGGTAGAATGCTTCGCTCGATTCAAAAGATGATCCTGGTAGCCGTCGTCGCGCTTCTCGCTGGATGCGCAGGAACCCCGTTCACGTTTGGCCAGGCCAGCCAGGTCAAGGTTGGCATGACCGAAGATCAGCTCTACGAGATCATGGGCAACCCATACATGGTCGTATCGCAGGAAGACGGCCAGCGCTGGGTGTATAGCCATGCCACGGCATTCAGCGGCGCCAAGTCTGTATCGTTCGAGACCAAGGACGGCAAGGTGTCCAAGGTTCCGTATATCCCCAGCGCCTACATCGCCAAGCCGAGCCCTGACGAGTAACAGCCGACCCCTTCTCAAGCCCGCCTAGCGCGGGCTTTTTTGTGCCCGCGATTCAGCGTCGGCGTTTACTCGATAAACATAAATAAACAAAAAGTGTTGACGTGTTTATAAACATCGCGTTTACTACGACCCATGCAGTCACTCACCAGGGACTGCGGAGGCCCTCAAGCCTCACCGCTCTTTAACAACCAGCGCAACAACCAACAGACCGCATTGCCTCTACCGGCGACCGGCGATCAGACAGCCCCGAAAGGCTGCCAACGACAGGGACAACCCTGTACGGCTGACGAAAGTGAAACGCCTAAACCGAGAGAACGACCCGGGCATGCAATGCGCCCCGCCACCCCGGCGGTAATGGGACAGAACGATTCACTGAAGCACCTGGGCGACCGGGTGCTTTGGGAATCCACTGGAGGAAAACGAAATGCCAAATTGGGTAACCAACAAGGTCAAGGCGCCGCAGGAAGTCATTCAGGCGATGCTGAATGAGGAAGGCCGGATCGACTTCGGAAAGATCATCAGCTTCGAGGGCGAGTTTCCATGGAATGGTGTGATTGGCGATGCTGAAACCGCTGCTGAGCATGTGCTTCGCGTGCCGGTCAGCGACCACCCGCTTGTTGGCGCCATGCAGTTGGAAAGCCGGAACCGCGTTGATCTGTCGAAGCTGAGCGATGAAAGCTTCGAACAGTTCGTGCAGATGCTGCGCAATCACCGGAAGACCGGCTTCATGCACAGCATGGACTTCGCCAGATCCGCCTGGGGCACCAAGTGGAATGCTTGCGAGCCGAAGGTCGATGGCCCTGAGTCGGCGAGCTTTGAAACCGCCTGGTCCTTCCCTGAGCCGATCTTCCTCAAGCTGAGCTCAATGTTCCCTGAGGCCACCATCGTGCTCACCTATGCCGACGAAGATATCGGCAGCAACTGCGGGACTGTGACCTTCAAGGGTGGCGAAGCGGTTTCTCGCGATGAGTCGGCTGGCTGGAACAGCATGTCAGAAGCTGACCAGCAGAAGTGGCAAGCCTTCGCTTACGAGGTGAAGGGCTGGGAGTCTGAGCCAGACGAAGACTGACCAACCAGCGCCACGTCAGCCTGACGTTAACTGCCCGATGCCTTGCCCCCATCGCAGGCTGCATCGGAGTGTGAACTGAATCCTGCCGCCAAGCAGCACAGCTTCTATCCAGCGAGATCGGGAGGAACGAACACCGGTCGATGCAAAGATTGGCTCCTGCCAGTTCACACCCCGATGCAGTTTTCATCGATTTAAAACGCATCACCGTAGGCCTTATGCAAGTTAAGGCTCACCGCAGTAAAGATTAATCGACGTACACGCAGGCGAATCCGGGGCCTACCCGGCCAGACCAGATGCATGTGAGGTAGCGCTCACCGCCTGCACCAAAGCACTGAGCTGATCAGTGAGGTCGCCCCGCCATAAGCGGCCTGTTCTCCAACCCTAATCCCGGCGGGTATCAGCAACGGGAAGTGCTCGATGTTGCAAGCGTCGAGCAAGGCAACCGCTGCGCTAACAGCGGCTCTCAATCACCTGCCTGCAGTGAGCCACCAGCAGGCCCGATGTTCCTTTAGCGGGGTTCATCGGAAAGCGCATGGAATCGTCCGGATCATATGTCGTTACCGGTCATGCGCTTCCCAATGCATCCCGCATCCCCTTCCCTTCACTTCGACCGCATTAGGCAGGCGCCAGGCCACCTTTCACGGTGGGTTTGGTCACCCGCGCCTGGCTCCTGGCCAATGCGGTTGCCACACGAGCAAACGAACATGAGCGAACTCGGATATTGCGAGGGCGATAGCTGCGGCCGTGACGGCTGCGTGGGCGTCATCGAATCGCACAAGGTAGTGAATTGCAGTTGCCACATATCACCACCTTGCGGAGCTTGCACTGCACCGCGCGGCTACTGCGAGGCCTGCGGATGGGAGGAATCGGAAGACCCGCCGCCGGCGCCAGAACCTTACAAGGGCAAGCCATGGCAGCCGCCGGAGCCGCGCCCGCTGGACCCCAGCAAGGTCGATTGGCGGTTCGTGCCTCACACCAACTTCTCGATGATCAAGGAAGGGGTATATCCGCTGCACATGACTCGCGAGGAGGTTGAGCGCGAGGTCATTGGCACCTTCGGCGGCCGCTTCGAGCAATTCGGCAACGGCCGCTTCAAGTACATCGCATACACCGACTGAACCCACCACCTGGAGGCGACCATGAGTCGCGAGCATGAACTGTACGCGGACAGCGCCCAGGCGCGCGAGGTCGACCGCCAGTACCAGCTGTTTGGTGACACGTCCTGGGCAGACCACCTCACCTCAACGCAGGCAAGGGCTAACAACCAGGCCTGGAACACGATGATCCGTGAGCGCGACGAGCGCCAGCGGACTGAAAGCCGCCGGGTGATCGCCTCGGCGCTCGACAAGATGGAAGCCATGTGCGGCACAGGCGCCGCCCGGAGGACAGTATGAACAGAGGCACACGCCAAGAGGTTGTGGCCATCATCGACTCTCGCTTCGAGGCGATTGACGCCTCATTCAGTGAGGGCCTGCGCGGTGAGCTGATGATGGCGATCGACCTGGCCGGGCTGACCGGCGCAATCGACCTTCCCAAGCAGCGCAGCTACACGGAGCGCTTGAACCGGGCGATCGCCCGCAACAACGAAGCATGGCTGGAAGCGAACGGGAGGGTGGCATGAGTACCGCGCTTGTGAAGTCCCTCATCGACGAGCAGCTTGAGCAAATCGAGCGCACCTTGGCCGTGATCAGCTTTGGCATCCCTTTCAACGAGACCATTGGGCTCCCGCGCGACATACCGGTCGCCAGCCTGAAACGCCAGCTGAGTGCGACCATGAAGGGTCGGCGAATCGCTGTCAGGGTGCGGCCATGAGCAACTACCAGCGCGCCCGCCGCATCGCAACTTGGCGTGGCTCATTCCTCGCCCTCTCCTTCTGCACCGGCTGGCTTCTCCTGAGCGCCTGGGCCGGCTGCATCACCCAGTAACCACACATTTCAGCGCCGGCCGCATGCATGGCGCGGGAGATTCGCATGTCTGAAATTCACGTAGAGCTCGATCAGAAGGTAGTCGGCCTTACACCGGCCATCCTGGCCAAGGCGTTCTGGGCCATGGAGGACACCCAGCAGGCCAAGTTCTTCGATGAGTTGGCCAAGGTGATCGAGGCCGATCACGTCAAGAATCCCAGTTCCTACAGCTACGGCGAGCTGCAGTGGTGCTACCTGAAGGACGTTCTGCGCCGGCCGGGCATGGAGCGCGCCAACAAGATGCACATGGCCTTATCAGCGTTCGCCTTCGACTTCTGGTCGCGCAAGCCTGACGGCGCACGGGAGGGGCTGTGAACACCACTCCCCGCCTGGCCGCCCAGCTCGACTGGATGACGGTCGGAGCGTTCTCGCCTGAGCGGTACCAGGGCGAAGAGCGCAAAGAGTACGAAGACGAGGCCGCTCGCATTGAGCGGCAGTGGGACAACCAACCGAGCTGAGGTGCCACATGGCAACCGTAACCCTGATCCTCGGCAAGTCCGGGGCTGGCAAGAGCGCATCACTGCGCAATTTCAAGCCTGATGACGTGGCCCTGGTCCAGGTCATCAAAAAGCCGCTTCCCTTCCCTGGCTCCAAGGCATGGAAGTCCTATGTCACCGACAACTGGGTCAAGGTGATTGGCGCCTGCCGCCAGACCAAGCGCAAGGTGATCGTTATCGACGACTTCCAGTACATCCTGGCCAACGAGTTCATGCGCCGGAGCGAGGAGAAGGGGTTCGACAAGTTCACCGAGATCGGCCGGCACACCTGGAACATCTTCGAAGCGCTGCTCAGCCTGCCCGACGACGTTCGCGTCTACATCCTCAGCCACACCGAGGAGACAGACGCCGGCCAGATCAAGATGAAGACTATCGGCAAGATGCTGGACGAGAAAATCACCTTGGAGGGAATGGTCACCATCGTCCTGCGCTCGGTGGTCAGTGACGGCCAGCACCTGTTCAGCACCCGAAACAACGGGTCGGACACCACAAAGGCCCCGATGGGCATGTTCAACGAGGCGATGATCGATAACGACCTCGCCTTGGTCGATGCCGCGATCTGCGAGTACTACGACCTCACCAACACCACTCAGGCCGCATAGGAGCCTTCTGAATGTTCAACCTGGACGCAAATGCCGCGCGCTCCGCGGACAACAAGTCAGCCTTCATTGATGATGCTGGCAAGTTCATTGGCGAGTTCCTGCGCGCCGAGTACATGGAAAAGCAAGAAACGGGGTCGACAGGTATCGGCTTCACCTTCAAGAGCCGCGACGGTGCCGAGGCCACTTTCTACCTCAACCTGACCTACCAGCACGGCACCCGCAACGAGGGCGGCTACGCGATGATGAACGCCATCATGGCCTGCCTGCAGCTGCGCACCGTAGGGGCGCCGCAGCCAACCCAGTTCGAGAAATGGAACAACGACACCAAGCAGCGTGAGCAGGTAACCGCGCCCGGCTTCCCTGAGCTTCTGAAGAAGCCGATCGGCCTACTCATCCAAATGGAAATCGAGAAGAACAGCCAGACCGGAATGCCTCGGCCGATCATCTACGCCCCCTTTAGCGCAGAGTCGGAGAAGACGGCGTCCGAGATTCTCGACCCCCGCTGCACCAGCCCAGCCAAGCTGGAGAAAATGGTTCAGCAGCTGATGAAGAAGCCGGTCCATGACCGTCGACCGAAGTCCGCCCAAGTGGCCGGCGGATACGCCCAGCCCGACAACTACGACTACGGCGCCCCGCCAGACTTCTCGGACGATATCCCGTTCGATTGACCGCTGGTCAGTAGCAACAACGCTGCTGATACCCCCCTTCTTCTTGCGAAACGGACCTCATATGACCGCCTATATTTTCGACTCTGAAACCACCGGACTGAACAACCCGGAACTGGTTGAGGCTGCATGGCTGCAGATCGGCGCCGGCCTGACAGTAACCGGCGAATTCCTGCAGCGATACAAGCCGTCCAAGCCAATTGAACTCGGCGCCCTGGCCACCAGCCACATCCTGGACGAAGAGTTAGTCGACTGTCCGCCGCACGCTTCTTTCAAGCTGCCTGAAGACGCCACCTACCTGATCGGTCACAACGTCGATTACGACTGGGGTGTCATCGGCAAGCCAGAGATCAAGCGCATCTGCACCGCAGCGCTGAGCCGCGCGCTGTGGCCTGATGCCGACACCCACACACAGTCAGCCATGATCTACCTGCATTACCGTTCGGAGGCTCCAGAGCTTCTGCGCAACGCTCACGCTGCCCTGGACGACGTCAAGAACTGCCGTCGCCTCCTGGCAGCCATCTTCACGACCCTCAAGGCGCAGCTGGGGCGGTCGGTGGCCAGCTGGGAAGAGCTTTGGGAAATCTCCGAGGCAGCACGAATCCCAAAGGTTATCCGCTTCGGCAAGCACGCCGGCTCGAAGATCGAGGACATCCCTCGCGACTACAAGCGCTGGCTGCTCGGCCAGGCCGACATCGATCCGTACCTGCGGAAAGCACTGGAAAAGTAAGCCATGCCACTCGCCACCATCCTCGACCTGCTCCAGCGCCGAAAGGAACTGGAGCAGAACCTGCAGTTGCTTTTCAACCGTAGCTGCCATTGGAGCCGCGCCGTACGTGTGCGCGGCGCGGCCACCATCGAGAACCTGACTCAGCAGTTGTTCGAGATCACCGAGCAGATCGCCTCGGTGCGCGCGGCATGAGGCGGCTCAGCACCCTCGTCCGCCAGCGCCGGCGGCAAGAACAGTTCCACCTGCCGCCCAGCGGCCTCACGGAGCACGGACATGCAGAAAGCACCCTCTGGAGTGGTAACCCTGCCGGCCTGGATGAATCGGCCGGTCAAGAAGCTGTACAACACCCGCAGCGGCGGCCAGTACCGGCCTGACGATGTGGCCCTGGCCTTCGCGCTGAGCCTGCGGGAGCACGACAGCGCCGATCACCTGCGCAGGCTGGCCCGGCGCCTGGTCGACAAGGTCTGCCTGGAGCACCAGCCGAACATGAAGCGCCTGGCGCGCGAGCCTGACGACGCCAAGGTGTTCGACGCAGCGCTCAAGATCATCAACCGGGTGTGCGACCTGCTCGACATCGGTCCGGGCGCCACCTTCGTGCGCAATGGAGGCGATGATGGCAAAGACGCAGAAGCAGCGTGACGACGATCGCCGCGCCAATGAAGCAAAAGCCATGGTCGAGGATTTGCGCATGAAGGCCGGGAAAGGAACCCGGCAGGCCCTGGCTGAAATCATGGAGTGGGCCGACGTGCAGCAGAACGGCGAGGCCATGACGCTCATGATCCACCGCATCCATGAATTAGGGCCTGAAGCGGCCCGCCATTTCCTCAGTGCGCCGCGCCACGAAATCGTTGTGTCGGATTTTGTGGCGCGACGACTCGACCAATTCCGCATCGGCCGCGAGCTACGCGCCCCTGACCTGATGCTCGGCGACGACCCGGACGACACCGGCCTGCTGTTGCTCGCCAACGCCTGACCCGCGCTGCCCGCCAGCGCCTTCCCCTATTCAACGATAACGCCTCCCCGGCGGGGGCGGCGCCTGCGTTCAAATTTGCCGGTCGACTTAAACCAGGTCATCATCATTGCAAAAAAAAGACACATGCCCAGGTTGGTTATTGAAATCTGATACAAATTTACTTGAAGACTGCATTGAGTCCGCGTCAGTGTAGTGGATCACAATAGTGAAATCGCCAGCGGACTTTATCGGCCATGCAATTCTAAAGTCGGCAAATCCTCCCTGAACTAAGGTTCGAGAAGATGCACAGAAATATCTTCCTCCACCTTTCTCAAATTGAATACTTACACTGTAAACTTGCGCCCCATCATTATACAGCCTGCAAGCAGCAGCATAATTTCCGTCTTCATTTCTTAGTAAAGCATCATTGATGTGAAAAATTGGCCGCAAGCTGTGCCGCCGCCTCTTCTCATGTTCCAGCCGTTGCTCACGCTCCAGCTCTAACGCTTGCAATGAAATCGCTGCTAACTGGCGCTGTTGCTCAACGGAGTTCTTAAGCTCATCACTCTGAATCCGGAGAGCTTCGGTCCCCTGCTGCAACTCATCACCTTGCTGAAAATAGCCAAAAATTAGCCAAGCAAGAGCCAAAGGGCCAAAAGCTCCAGCCACAAAGTCACCTAATTCATTCAATTCAAGCCCAAAAAGCTTTGCGTCTTTGAAGACAACGACCAGTATAACTCCCACGAGATACAAGGCCGTAAAAGATACCGCCAATTTGGTTCGCCCTTTCATATCGCCCTCCTTAGGCTGCAGTCCAACTGCGGAGTATCCCATGCCCACAGAAAACCGATCCAGCAACACCGAGATGTTCAGCGTGCCCGAAGGCTACATGCTGGTAGATCGCACCATCTGGACCGAGCAGCAGGTCGAAGCTGCCACGGCGTGTATCACTCGCCTGAAGAATGTCCCGACCATGACTGACCGCGACCTGGCCATGGCAGCGATTGATGCTGCCCAGTGCAGCGCGCCGGATATCGCGCTCTCCGATCTACTGCCAGCCCCTCAGCCCCACCTCGAGCCGATAGCGTGGATGGTTGGTACTGCCTTCTGGTGGACCAAAGAAGAGGCAGAGCGGGATGCTGCGGCGACTGGGCTGCCGATTGTTGGCCTGGGGCCGATGTCCGGCGTAGCGCCTTCCGAGCAGAATCAGGGCGAGCCCTATGGCTGGGCTCACGACGAAGGAAAGGAGTTCACCACTCATGCCGATCATGCAAGCGATTTGCAGAGAGAGGGCATTCAGATGCTACCGCTCTACACCCACGCCGAGCCTGCCGAGGTTGAGCGGCTGCGCCTGGAGCGCCGGCGAATGGATCAGGCGTTGTCAGCGTGCGCGAACGAGCGCGACGCCCTGCGCGCCCTGTTGGTCGAAGCGCTAGCCTTCCTTGATGAAGCCTACAAGCATGACATCGGAACGCAGCTTAAGCGCGAGATCAAGGCCTTTTACCTATCCGCCAGCGTAGAGCCGAGCGCGCCAGTTCTCAAGCGGCACCATGACGTGACGATGTTTCAGCGCGGAGAAGCGAAACCGTGAAGACGCATTTCGCACCATTCACCGACCTGGATGACCTTGAGCAAGCGCCGTGCGGCACCTGGCTAGGGCAATCCTCCGAGCTGTCAGGCGACTGGGCCATGGTCGATTGCCGACTCTGCAAGAAGCGCCGAGCAAGGATCATCGCAGCCGCAGCTGATGAAGAGCAATTCATCGTTGAGCAGATGGGCCACATGGCAGCTTCATGCGCTCTGAATGCTCGGCGGAGCACATTTGTACTCCACCAGGCATTGACCTCTCTTCCCACTAGTTCGAGCAGGCGACCTGGTCGAATTTTGGTTGAGGATCAGTGGCGATCCGGCGAGCCCGACCAACACCCCAAGCCAAAGCCCTAGTCATGGATTCACCAGGGCGGGAATCGAACGCCTCTTCATGCAGAGCCATACCGCTTGCGGCATATACCCCAATGAACATCTGCGTGTCACCTGTCCGCGACAGTCGCACCTGGACATCAATAAGTGTTCCGTCATCAAGCGTTTCGTCATGAGTCCTATGGTGAAGCGTCGGGTCAGCCCAAGACCAAAAAACATCACCGCGAATTCTCATGTCGACCTCCTACGACTTTGGTTGTATGTGATGGAGAACCTTCACCTTAGCGAAAGCGAGGCGAGACGCAATCGCGGTTCCCAAGATTGTGAACTGAATCGGACCACCGGCCGATTTTCTTGTGCAAAAACAGATTCTTGTACAACTTACTGCCGCGATATGGCGGCCAAGGAACCCCCGTGCTCGACGCAAACATCCACGAATCCCTCAACGTCCTTACCGCAAGCCAGTTGGCCATGCTGCTTGTCATGCGCAAGGGCCTCCAGTTCGGCTACGACTACACGTTTACCGACGATGATGGGCAGTCTACCGACATCGATCTGGCCTTCCTGGCTGCGGCACCTGGCGAGCTGCTCGAGGTTCTTTTCGAAGAAAACGAGCATGACGATGCCATCAACGAGGTCCGCTACGAGGCTGAAGCAGTAAGTGGTATCCCCGAGTGGTGCCACTACAGCTGGGGTAGAAACTACGAGGTCGACGTAAAGGCCTTCATCCTGCCCGATGGTCGTGCCCTGGCCTTCTGCGAGATGAGCGGCGGCGGCAAGCACGGCGAGCCGAATGCCTACCCGTGGGTGAATGAGGCCAAGTTCATCAAGGTCACCGGCGTCGAGGAACGGGTCATCAAGACGTACCAGTTTGAGGAAATAAAAGACGGTGCTGAGGTGGAGCCATGACCCGCCTCGCCCTCTGCCTCCTGCTGCTGGCCACCGGCGCCAGCGCAACCGAGAACGTCATCAACGTGCAGCACGACAGCCAGCGCGGCGTCACCTGCTACCTGCTCAACGGGGTCGGCATCAGCTGCATACCCGACAGCCAGCTGCAGGCCGGCAACCAGCGCCAGCTCTCCCCGCACGAAACACAACCCGAACTTACACCCGCACTGGCGCCTGGGCGCTGGATTGATGAGAGGTATCAGCTGTGAGCGAAGCCAAAGCAAAGCCTGAGCTGAGCGCCTGCGGGTACTCGATCAATGACTGGGAATGCAGGCCAGGCGGCTACCTGTTCGATGCGGGTACCGGCGAGGGCTACGACCCGCAAGACTGCTCCTACCTGTGTCCGCATTGCCGCACGCTGGATTATCTGGAGTCGGCCAAGGAAGAAGCCGAATCGGTCTCCAGCTATGGCGGAACCGGAGGAAGCGGAACAGGCCTGACCATTTGGATGGCGGCAGAGCGCCAGGCTCTAGAGGCGAACCGCCCGGCTGCGCTTGAGGCCCTGGCCAGTCTTGGCCCTGTACACGCCTTGGATGACGACGAAGTCGTCTTGTGCAACACGCAGCAGGAGCAGCCATGACCGACCTGATGGAAGTGAAGACGGCCGACCTGGCCGGCGAGGCGCTGGGATGGGCTGTCGGTCAGGCGGAAGGCCTGGACATGTTCCTGGCCCCGCCGCAGTACGGCAACCCTTGGCGAGTGTTCGCCCGGTACCAGGCCACGACCACCGAGCACACCAAGCGCTACAACCCGTGGGAAGACTGGGCGCTGGGCGGGAAGCTGATCGAGAAGTACCAGGTTTCGCTGTCGCCACCGACAAGCGCCGTGCACCGCAACTTCGGCTACATGGACAAGCGCAACGGCTACTACGAGTCGGGCCTGTGGAGCAGCACGATCTTCAGCAAAGAGCGAAAGTACCGGCGCACCGCGCTCCACCATCCCAACAACCCACTGATTGTCGCCATGCAGGCGATCGCCCAGTTTGAGCTCGGCGATATCGTCCAGGTGCCCAAGGAGCTGATCCCATGCCCAGCATGATCAAGGTTTCAACCTGCGACCTGGCCGGCAAGGCGTTGCTCTGGGCCGTTGAACTGGTGGATGGTCCGTTGCCGGCCGAGGCCGGCCAGCTGCAACTGTCGCTGGGCGACCAGGTCATCGACGACGCAACCGGCGAGCACCTGATCCAGAAGCATGGCATGTGGATTGAGCGCGGGCACAGCTGGCCCTGGCTGGCCTGCGTCTCGGGCCATCCTCTCGACCGCCAGCCCGGCGATACCCGGGCAGAAGCTGCAGCCCGCGCTGTCGTGCACCACGCCCGCGGCGAAACCGTCAGCGTACCGCAGGAGCTATGCCTATGAACCTGATCGACTGCTACGTCACGAAGATCCTCGGCGAGCCGTACCGCAAGTTCGGCCACTGGTGGGTATCCGTGGAATACACCGCCGAAGGCTGGCCTGGAACCAAAGAACTAATGTTCCGCACCGAGGAAGCCGCCCGGGCGGCGCAGGTCGGGCACCACTTCACGGCCTGACCTTCTATATAAAGGAGACACCCATGCGACACGCAGAAAACATTGACCGCTTCCTGCGCCTCGACGAGGTGCTGCACGTGACCGGGATCGGGCGGAACACCGTCTATCGCAGAATCCGTGAGGGCACCTTTCCAAAACAGGTTAAGATAGGTCCCAATTCGGTTGCCTGGCGCCAGTCGGACATCACACAGTGGATGACCTCTTTCGAGCCCAGCGACGACCAATCAGTACATTGAGCAGTACACTGGAACATCAGATTCAGCTCAAGCCCACACTCCATCAGCTTTACAGGTCCACCAGTGGAAATTTTCAAGGAATTCACATTCGAATCGGCCCATCGCCTGCCCCACGTCCCTGAAGGGCACAAATGCGGCCGCCTGCATGGCCACTCGTTCAAGGTCGGCCTGCACCTGACCGGCCCGCTCGACCCGCACACGGGCTGGATCCGCGACTTCGCCGAGGTCAAGGCGATCTTCAAGCCCATTTACGAGCAACTGGACCACAATTACCTGAACGACATCCCTGGCCTGGAAAACCCGACCAGCGAAGTGATCGCCAAGTGGATCTGGGACCAGGTCAAGCCGCTGATGCCAGAGCTGTCGAAGGTGCGCATCCACGAAACCTGCACCAGTGGTTGCGAATATACCGGCGACTGA